CTGAAGATGTAAAAACTAAATTTGATAGTGATGTAGAGTCATTAAAAGTTAAAAAAGGTTTAGTTAATACTAATAATATGGGAGAAGCTACAGCAAATACTTTAGCAGGTAAGGTACAAACTATGGTAGATAGAAGTTTTGAACCTAGAAGAGAGGACATAATGTCATCTGTTATAGGTGGAGAACTTAGAAAATCTGAACCGTTAGAGGGAGGTTTTGATTCTCTTCAAGTTTTAAGTTCTGTAAAACCTTTCTTGTCATTAAATTATCAAGATGCACAAACTTATAATGAAAAATATTTATCTTGGTTTGATAATACATATAGAGATAGATTAACTGGACTAGTAAGAGACGAAGATGCAGTTCAAGATAGATTAGTAGAATCATTAGTAAGAGCAGGATATACAGAAATTATGTCAAAAGATGACCGCTCTAGATTAGAGGATAAAACAGATGAAGATGGTTTAACACCTCTTGATAATTTATTAGAGGCAATAGCAGCAAATGAAAACACAACTAGGGAGGGTGCTATAGAGGAAATAATAAGAGAAAGTTATTTTGACCAATATTATGGAGTTGGTTCATACGGAGATGGGTATTTAGCTATTAAGAGAAAACAAAAACAATCATCAGGTGGTAACACTGTAACACAAACTCCTATAACTGTAGCAGAGGACTTTGAAGATATGAGCCTAGAAGACCAAATAGCTGAAACTAGAAGAGTGCTAATAAATAATCATGGAACTGAAGCCTCTGAAGAGTTAAGTGATGAAGATATAGTAAAAATTATAAATAATAGTATAGCACTTCAATAAATATGGAATTAAAAATACCAAAAGAAATATCTGATAAAGCAGGTATAACAAAAAGTAATACTTTTAGTGTTAGTGATTCACCAGAAATTAATTCATCTAAATATATAATAAAATTAAAAACAAAAGACTTAGACAGTTTTGTAGATGAAGACGAAAGTCTAGCAAGTGCTATGGCTTTTGCTTTTGGTTTAGGAATAACTGATACTATAAGAGGTGGTCAACAAATAGCAGGTCGTGATGTAAATTATCTAACAGGTAAGAACATGAAAGATGAGCAAACTAAATTGAAAAATTTAATGGATGAAAAAGGATTTGCTGTAACTGCTGCATATTTTGGAGGTGCTATATTAGACCCTGCTAGTTGGTTAATACCTTTAGCAAAAGCCAGAACATTATTAAAGATGGGATTTGGTGGTATGGTATCAGGCGGTATAGCAGGTGCTACTGGGTATGTAGATGAAGATAGTATAATTAATACTAGAGGTAAACAAGCTTTATTTGGATTAATAGGCGGAGGTGTTCTTGCTCCAACATTGGGTGGTTTAAAAAATTTAGGTGTTAAGGTTACTGGTAAGGGAAGGGCAATACCTATTTGGGATAAACCAATGAGACCAATGCAATACAATTACACAACAAAAGATGTTGATAAGTTTGGTCTGCAAAAGGTTATTCTTCCTGGAAAAGAAACATCTAGAGTTACTAAAAATAATAAAGTTATAATTAAGTCAGAGCCTAGAGAAGTCTTTGTAAGACCTGCAAAATTAATTAAAAAAGACTTAGTAGATGTAAAAGTCGCAGATGATATTAAAAAATTTAACATAAAAGAAAAAGGGATTGTTAGAAAAAGAGGTGAAAAAGTAGAGTTAAGAGATGAACAAAAATTAAAATTAAATGTTATGAAGGCAGAAAGTAGGAATATGATTAAAGGACCTTTATACTTTTTTAGAAGATACATAGCAGCACCTTATTCAGAAAAAATAGGTATGCCATTATGGCAAAAAGTTAAAACAGGAGAGGGTGGATTAAGTTTTGGAGGAGCACTATTAGGATTTGCACAACCATTATCATCTACATCTACCGAGGATACACCTATAACATCTAAATTAGGAACTGCTTTTATGGGAGGTTTGTTAGGATATATAGGAGGTAAGTATGCATTAAAGACAAAAATGTCTACTATAAAATCTCTAGGAGGTCTTAGGGATGGTGTATTTACTAAACCAGTAGGGCCTGAAGTAGATAAACTTGCAGTAAAAGATGAAACACTAAGAGAGTTTTTAGGTAGAGGTTTTGTAGATATGTTTGGAGTTCCTACAGAAGTAAAGGCTATTAAAAATGCTGCGTTTGGCCATGCCAATCAAATGCAAAGTTTATTTGAAATACAATTAAGAAATATGGAAAAGCTATCACCATCTGAATTAGCTGTCGTTCACAACTTAATTGAGGGGGATATAACAGGTGCAGTTGTTAAAAATAAATCATTAAAAAAAATAGCAGATGATACTAAATTTGTAATACAAAAGATAAGTCAGGAATTAGTGGACTATGGTTTTATAAAAGATGATGTGATGAAGAGAAACTTTAATACATATTTATCAAGAGTTTATTTAGACCAAGATAGAATAGATATAAAAACAATAAGCGACCAATTAAGACCTAGGGGTCACATAGAGACTGTTTCTTACAAAGAATATTTAAAAAAATATCAATTTGAAAAAGCATATACCGATGGTAGAAAAAAAGTGATGATTCCTGGAGGTAAAGATGACCCTACTTTTATACCTCACAGAGGTTGGGAACTACCGCCTGGTGTTACAATAAAAGATTTAAAAAGTAAAAAAGGAATACAAAGACTTAAAGATAAAGGATTAATGACAGAAGACGATGGAATATCTATAAGATGGGAGATGATTAAGCCTGAAAGACTAATGAAAGGTGAAATAGAGGATGCGTCTTATGCTATAAATCAAACAATGAGAATGATGACTGGAGCAGTTGGACAAGCAAAATTCTACTATGATATGGCTACTAATTATGCTGTTAAAAAGAGCACCAAAATGTATAAAGGTTTAAGTGAAAAAGCTATGAATGATAAAAATCTATTTAAACTTCCAACATCTAAGATAGACCCAGGCAATCCTAACTCTCCATTTAGATATGGTAAACTAGCAGGTAGATATGTTCCAAAAGAAGTATTTGTTAATATAGTAGAAAGACAAAGAGTATTGGAAACAAAACAAAATGTATTTTACAAAGGTTATCTTAACTTAAATCAAATGTGGAAGGCCAGTAAGACTGCTTGGAATCCAACTGTGCATGTTAACAATGTCTTTGGTAATGTTTTCTTTACAGATATGGCAGATGTGGATTTTAGAAATTTACCATTAGCAGCAAAAATGTTAGTTAAGCATAATGATTTGGATAAACCATATCAATCTAAAATAATTAGAATGGCAAAAGAGCATGGTGTTTTTGATGCAGGTTTTGTTGATAAAGAATTAAGAAACTTAGATAGTGCAGGAATAACATCAATATATAAATATGATTTTAAAAAGAACGAGTGGGCTAACAGCGTTGGAATGGCTGAAAGAACATTTAATTTTGTTAGGAATAATAAGTTTACTGGAACATTAAATAATTATTATAGAATAGAAGACCATATATTTAGATTAAATGCATTTATAGACAGATTACAAAAGGGATACACCGCTGATGAAGCAGGTATGTTTGCCCGTAAACATTTTATAGACTATGACATTGATGCACCATTTATAAACTCGTTGAGAAGAACAGTGACTCCTTTCTTGGCGTTTTCATATAGAGCAGTTCCTATATTAGCAGAAACAGCAGTCGTAAGACCTTGGAAATATGCTAAATACGGAACAATAGGATATCTTCTAAATAAGGCAGGTGAAAAGTATGGTGGTAATGATGCAGAAAGAGAAAGGGCGTTAATAGATGGAGATACATACAAGGGAGGTAACTTACTAGGTATGCCATTTATGCCATATAAAAATATAAAATTACCATTTACCACAAAAGATGGACAATCTAAATACATGTTTATAGAAAGATATTTTCCTGGTGGAGATGTTTTAGAATTAGGTAATGGAGTAGTACCCGCATTACCCGCTCCTCTTCAACCTAGTTTAGGACTAGCAGGTTCAATTCTACAAGCTTTTATTGGATATGATTTTTTTACTAAAGAAAGAGTTAAAGGTTTAGGTGTTAGTTCTGTGAGTGATGTAGCAAAAATGTTTAAATATTTAAGTAAACAATTACTTCCAAACTTCCCATTTGTTCCAGGCTCTTATGCAACAGAAAGAATAAATAAAGCAACATTTGAAAGACCATCTGCTTACAGAGAGGTTGAAACTGAATTAAATGCAATATTTAACTCTGTTGGTTTTAAAATTAATAATGTTTCTATTCAAAAATTAAGAAGAGCTGAACAAATTAAATTACAAGAAAAATTAAATATAATCAAAGCTGAAATAAAAGAATTAGCAAAACAACTTAGAGAAGGAAGTATAACTAAGCAAGAGTACGATGGAAAAAGACAAGACAAGGTAGAAAAAATAAAAGAACTTGCATTAAACTCTAAATTAAGATTAGAAGGATTTGACCCTGCTTTGGTTAGAGAGCCTCTGTTTATATTAGATATGCTAGGCCAGTATGGAGTAATAGATAAAGAGTATGGAAACAAAAGATATAAATATTTAGAATAGGAGTAAATATGTTAAATATGTTATTAGGACCAATCGCTAGTATCGTAGGGGATACAGTAAAAGGTTTCGTAGCTACAAAGAAAGCAAAAGCTGACTTAGCACTGACGGAAATAAAAGCACAGAAGTCTTTGAAGGAACAACAGATTGCAGGTAAGGTTAAGTGGGAGGCTTCTGCAGTAGACCAAATGAAAGGGTCGTGGAAAGACGAACTAATTTTAATATGCCTGTTAGCACCTGCGGTGGCAGTATTTTTTCCTGGAATGACAGACCATATCCATGCAGGATTTATTGCACTACAGTCATTGCCAGATTATTATAAACATCTTTTATACATAGCATGTTCTGCTAGTTTTGGCATCAAAGGTGCAAAAGGTGCTATGGGTTTAATTAAAAATAAATAGGAGATATCATGGGTGATGTAGTAAAAGATGCTCTACGAGAGCAGATAAAAGAACACGAAGGATATAGGCTAGATGTGTATAAGGACACATTGGGATTCGACACAGGAGGCTACGGCCATAAAATAATTCCGGGAGAAGAGATACCTACTACCAAAGAAGGTTGGGATGAGTTGTTTGAAAAGGATTTTATTAGAGCATGGAATGGTATGGAAGATATCTGTGCTGAATATAGTCTCGATATACCAATTAAAGGCAAGTGTATCCTATGCGAGATGACCTTTCAAATGGGTCCTGCAGGTGTTGGTAAGTTTAGAAACATGCTACTTGCTTTACAAAATCAATCGTATATAGAAGCTGCGTCAGAGATGCTAGATTCGAGATGGGCAAAACAGACCCCAAATCGTGCTAAGAAATTAAGCAGTCAGATGGAAGACCTAGCTAGTTAGTTTATCTAATAATTGTTGGGTGGTTTTATAAGTATAATTATATTCATTTTTTAAGTGAACTATAACTGCTTTTAGTATATGGGGTAAAGGTATTAGTAGTTTCTTATCTTGTGAGTAGGGTTCGTTTGTACCATACTTCTTTTTAAAATCTTCTATTAATTCTTTCGTATTAACAGTTTCTTCATCCCAATAAAAGTTACCATTGAATTTAGAATAAGATATCTTACAACTATATAAAACAAAAGTCTCTTTACTTTTTGATAAAGTTTGGTGAGATGTTGTCATTGATTTCTGTCAGTCCTGCTAATAAATTAATTTGTTTTTGAACCTCAATAAAAGGCTTATTTGCTAAGTATTGTAGTAGAATATTTCTCTGCTCTTCACTTAGTACATAATTCTTTTCTTGGGGTTTTTCATTTTTGGTCATGTATTTCTCCTGCTATTGCAATATATGCAGCACCATCTGTATAACTATCGGCACTGCTTCCTGTTGTTGTTCTAGCTATCTTTAGTATAGCCATCATCATAGCTACTTGTTCTGCATTTATATTACAATCTGTATATGCAGACCACATCTTAGCTATCTTATCATGGAGTATCTTCTTATCTCCATAAGCTTTTGCTCTGTCTCCAGAGACTAATCTCGATGCATCACTTAGTATGTCTTCAGTTTTCATTTGATGTTCTCTCTATATAATTATTACAATCAATTAATTTAATAATAGGAACTAAGTATCCCCAAGAAGTATTGTTATCTCCCCCAGGAACACTGTTAAACTTATTATTATTTATTATGTTTTTTAAGTCTTCTGTTTTAACTGTAATATTAAAACAAAACCTATCGCCGATATAAAAGTTTACAGTCCACCATTCGGCCTGTGTCTTTCTAATACCACTATCTTTACCTCTACTTTGGTATTCACAATAGTGATTACCTGTTCTAATCCACTTATCTCTTTCAGATTTTACTTCTGTCTTTTCACCTTCTTGTATTTCTCCTACTACTATCTCACCTTGTTTACCCCACTCTAAGTCATGCTTAAAATTAGAATTATGTTTCATGATTCTCCTAGTTTAGATTTTTTAAGTCTAAATATTTTGTTAAGTCTATGATATTACTCTCATCATTTTCTTTGATAAACTCTTCTTTACCTGTCAAATCTATATCATCTATTTCTGCTGATAGTTCTATACCCCTTTCATAAAAAGGGTCTGGATTTTCTAATACTTCTTGGGCAATCCCTAGAGCAACTAACTTACACATCTCTTTCTCAGGAGTATCTGCGGTATAATTAGTAGTAATTCCTACAGCAAACTTACCTTTCTTGTGAGGTTTAATTAATATTACTATACCATCATCAATAGTATCATTTTTCTTTGTCATTATTTTTTTCCCTGTTGGCTACATGAGTATACCAATAATATCTAGGATTTTTAGAACGAGGTTTGCCTTCATCATCAAACACTTGTTGTGGTAAATGTTCTATCTTATCACCCCAACAGTCTTGTTTAAAAGAACAAAAACCACATACACTATCTAGCACTCTGTTACCTGTTAATTTACTTCTATACTTTTCTTCTACATCATCAAAGCATCTTTCAAATGGTTTGTTTTCCATTAATGCTTTTATGTTGTCATCTGCTAATTGTAATGCCTCTTTCTTATGTTTAGTATCATCTCTTGGTGGAGATACTATACACATCTCACCTGTAGATTTATTAACTACAATCCAACCACCAAATTTTTTATTCTCTGTATCTGCATATAAATACCCTTGTGACTTATATCCAAACACATCCTTTTCAACAACCGCCTCAAAACCCATAGAGAATTTATTCTTAAATGCCCAATCACTAGCTGATTTAATATCATAAATCTTACCATCAATCTCAACATCATAAGTTCCATTCAGTCCACTTTCAAAGTATTTACTCTTTCTTGTGACTTGCTTTTGTTCACTATCAACTACAGTTCCAGAAGCTTTTAATAATAACATTGTTATAGCCTCTATCATATCTCCAAATATAAATCTTAATTTATTATTGTATGGTTGTGCTTCTCTTTTAGCACCAGACTTTTCCATTTGTAATTGACATAAAGGTTTACCGATACCTGACATTCTTATTCTAAAAGAAGTGTCTCGTCTTTCTTTGAATTGTTTTCGGATTGCTTTCTTACAGTCTTCACCAAACTGTTCAATGAGTTCTTCACTAAGAGGCACAGGCGATTGTTCCGCCTGTACCAGTAAATGTTTTATTTTATCTAGTATTTGTTCTGTCAAGAGTTAGTAACTTTTGATACTGCTTGAGTATCATCGGCATACTTTTTTAAATGAGCATGGTATTTATCCATGACTTGCTCATTCTTAGCTTCTATATCATTATTAAATAGTTGATAGGCTCTGCCATCATCACTATCTTCTAATAAATTAGCAGGAACATCTAATGATTTTATACTGCCAATCTTTATATTATAGAATGT